TCAGGTATCTTTTTTAGATATAAACACAGAGTAGATTCAGAAGAAGAAAAAATAGGATTAAGAGTTCATAGTAATAAGGAACTTTTAGTTAAAGATTATCAGGATAATATGACAAAAAGAAATTTTATTATTAATAATCCTATAAATATTTCGGAAATAACAACTTTTATTAAGCATGTGACACCATCAGGTAATATTCGTTATGCAGCTGATACTGGTAATGATGATACAGTTATGTCTATTGTAAATGCTTCTAGTGTATTTACAAAGTATGCTTTTAAAGAAATGGTGGAATCTTGTGCGCATGAATTAGTTGATAGCCAAACTTTGAACTGGTATAATGATATTTTGCGAAATCAGGAATTTGAAGATTATAATAAACCATCTGACTACACTTCGTTGATAAATATTGCCAAACAAAGAAGAATAATGGAACAATGGTCTAAACCAAAAAATCCATTTGATAGAAGTTAAACTTCTTCAAGAGTACAGGTTAACTGACATTTAATCAATGTATTGTATATTTTTTCCATTTTTTCCTTTTCACCTCTTTTCACATCACAAGAGCCTTTGAAATGTATTAAATAAGTACATTGTTCGGCCTGTTGTTGTTGATGACCACAATACTTTATCAAACAGTCTATAACATGTTCAAAAGTATTGTAGTCATCATTCCAAACAATAACTACATATTTACCCTCAATAAGTTCATCTAAATCGGAGTATTCCTGTTCTTTATATTTTGACATATTAATGTAATTGTTTTGTGTTCAAAACATCGATAATAGAAACTTTAATACTGTATTGAGACTCAATTATAGCTGCCCACTCAACAAATTTAACCAAATGTTCATGTCTATCATCATATAAAATAAATTCAGTTGCCTTTGGATTTTTCCTTATTATACCCTCAAACAATCTAGTTTTAAACTTATATGTTTCTGAACCCCAGTTACAAAAAACATCATCAACTATAATACCTTTAGATTTTTCACCTAAGTATTTTTTAGTTTGTTCAATGACATGTTCACTGATTAATATTTTTTCAACTAGTGGTTTTAGCTTTTCCATTCTACCAGTTGCTATAAAAACATAGTTATCCGAATCAGAAATAGCTTCCGCATATCTCTTTATTGTCCACTGGTTAACAGTAGGATAGAAAACTTCTAAATCAAGAGTTTCTGGTTTAGACCACCATCCTGTTGGATGTGGAAAATTCTCACCTTTTTCACGAAGCCAGATTTGTCTGCCTTCTTCTGGTTCCATAGTGTGTATAAGAGTTTTGTCGAAATCAAAACATATAAGTCTCATAAGAAAGTATTTTTTATATATACACAAAGATAAGAAAAATATCTTTAAAAAACAAAAAAAAAATTACAAAAATTATGTCAAAACAAATTGAGGAAATTAAGAGTAAATTTGATTTAAAACTAATTACTATAATTATATTATGTATTTTATATGCTGGTATGTTTATATTTAGATCAAATGACTATGATAATTTCACTATTGAAAAGAAAAAATTAGAAAATAGAATAGAGTTCTATAAGCATATTGATGATAGTCTGTCGAATGTAGCTAAATTAAAAGTAAACGAATATGCCAATTTAGAGTTAAAATTTAAATCTGATTCTATTAGATTAGATAGTTTAAAGGATGAGTTTCATGATGCTAGTATTATTGCTAGGCAATCTGAAAAAAATGCTAACTACTACAAAGGTAGATACACTGATGCGAAAAATAAAATAATTTATTTAGAATCGCATATAATAAATATAAATGGTGATAGTTTATTACTATCACTTTCCAAAAAAATAAATTAAATTATGAAAAAAATATTATTACAACTATTTATAATACTAATTCCATTTATTGGATTTTCACAAACCTACACAAATTATAGTATAGCAGCTATTGATACTACTAGTACTTTAATACCAAGATATTTAATTGGTGAAAACATAAATACAAATACAAAAGATACTCTTGGTATTGTTATTACAATTAAACAGGCTCAAAAAATTAACACTGATTTGGATATATTACATTTGTATAGAGGATTACATAAAGAATGTGATTCAACAGTTAACTTTTTAGTTCAAGTTGTAGATGATTATAAAAAAGCGAATATATTAGCAGAGGCATCTATAAATGCATATGATTCTATTTTAAATACTAGAAATTTACAAATAACAAATTTAAAAGAACAGATATCTATAAGTGCGACAAGGTTAATCACAAAAGATAGTATAATTTCAACTAAAGATGATATGATCAATTTAGCTAAACAAGAAAATAGGAAGTTTAAAAAACAAAGAAATAAAGCAATTGTGGTTGCGTGTGGATTAGGTGTAACAATTATTGCTATATTAACAAATATAAAAATCACTTTTTAATTATAATATATAATTTACAAAACAAATATTTTGATAATGAAACATGTAAGAAAATTTGAAGGTTTTAGAAATAATAAACCTGAAATTAATTCAGAAGAAAAAATAAACGAAACCGTATTTCAGGTAGATAATATCTATAGAGTAAATGTCATTGTTGACGTTGAATCAAAACTTTTATCTGCATATGCTAAAAAAGTTAAACAAAATACCGGAAAAGAAATTAATGATCTTTTAAGTAATGCTATGATAGCAGAAGAAATTGTCAGATGGATATTAAAAGACGGATTAGATGTTGAAAAAATACCTGGTAATGCTATTATAGGCGGCGCACAGGGTCAAGCACAACCTTCACAAGCACAAACACAAGTTCAGACTCAGGTTGAAACACAGGGACAAGCACAGGGTCAAGATATGGAAGAAGTACAATCACAAGGTCAGGGTCAATCACAAGGTCAGGGTCAATCACAAGGTCAGGGTCAATCACAAGGTCAGGGTCAATCACAAGGTCAGGGTGATGAAGAATTGCCAATTTAATAAAAATACACAATAAAATAAAAAACCTCTCAATTGAGAGGTTTTTTATTTTATTGGGCAATTTTTAGCTGAATAGATATATCTATCATTTTTAAGTATTTTCAATCCAAGTGCTTTTGCACAAACCATAACATCTTCTATACATTCCGAAGATGCACCACCAACTATTACAATTTCTTCACCTTTTATAGATTTAAATAAATCATACAATTTGATTGGACAATGGAACCATTGATGATTATTACCAATATAAACTATAATTGTTCCTTCTGTTGTATTAAAATAATTTCCTTTTTTAAGTGTGTTATTACTTTCTTTTTCTTTTATTGTGTTGTATGTATCTTCTGATAAAATTTTTTTATAAAAGTCTGCATCTACATCATAATTATACCTTTTTTCAATTTTATCAACTTGATTATTAAACTTATATAAATCATCAACATTCTCTATATCTGGATTAATATCATATAAATAATCTTTATCTGGATTTTTACCCTCATGATGATTATCAAAAATTTGATATACTTTATCAAATTTGTTACAATAATTATTTAATTGATTTAGGTAATTATCAGTAAAAAATTTTTTGAAAGACTTTTGAACATCAACTATAATAAGAATTCTATTTTTAGAAAAATTTTCAAATAATTTAATATATTTCATTACTTATATATTAAGTAGATTATTCGGATTTATCATTAGGTATGTTAAATTTCTTAATGACTTCTGGGTTAATTATTGAATACATTATTCGAGTTTGTTCAATTAATTTGTTGTAAATTCTTGAAGCATGAAAAACATTATAGGACGTTTTTTTTTCTTTCTTTTTCATAATTAGTTTATTGATTTTCCAAATTGTGCATACACCTCATAATCAGCCAATTTAAAATAAATATACATAGTGTCATAATAATTATATGGATCCTGTGTAAAAACCAAATCAATATAATAATTCATATTGGTCAATTCTGGTATATAATTATTTATTTGATTTATTAAATTATTCTTAACATAATCATTAGATACCTTAGTTTGAAATAAGAAATATTCTAAATCACCACCAAAATTAGGATCACCCATTACTTCACCTTTATTAGTAAATAATATTAATTTATATTTCTGTATTATAACACTAATAATATCATCTTCTACAATTTGATATTTGTTAAAGGTAGGTTCATTTGTATTAGTAATGTAAAAATCTGTATAATCAAACATAGTTTATATATTAATTAAAAACTTTCCTTATTCTATCTAAAACCGTTATACCTAATATAAGAGGATCTGTATTTGTTTCTAATAATCTAGAATGATCGGTTATAATAGCACATACTTCAAATAATTTTTCTATTTTATTTGGATGTGTTACAATCACATAATCAACAAATGGTTTTCCTAAAAATGAAATCATTTCGTCAACTTTTTCTGCCGTAAAATTATCCATTATATAATGATAAATTTCATCAAATGATTTATCATCACCTAGTGCTATATTAAATAGCTCTTCTTTTTTCTTTATATCAATATTTGAATTAGAAGAAATTTCACCATTTCTTCTAAAATGATCTATTGCTATTAGCGTTTGTCTAAAATCCGGAAAGTTTTTATTAATTATTTTTATTAAATCTTCTTTTGATATTTGAAATTGTTCAGTCGGTGCTATAACTTCTTGAACTTTTTTATAAAATAAAGTTTTTAATATTTTTTCTTCTGATACATCTTGACAATCAAAATTTATACTAGAAAATCTAGATAATATTCCTGGTGTTATTTTATTTATATGGTTTGTTACTAAAATAAACCTTACATTTTTAGCTGAATATTCCTCAATATATGCCTTTAATGCATCTTGATATTGTTTTGATGTTCTATCAAATTCATCCAAAAATACATATTTAATTGAATCAGATTTAATATCTACTGATAAATCCAATCCCATATAAACAGTTGAACAGAAGTCATCTATTTTAGATCTTAATGTATCTATTGATGTATAAAATGAAGAATTTAGTTCTAACTTAGGTGTATTTTTTGAATACTTTCCAATTAAGATTCTAGCCAATGACGTTTTTCCTGTACCAAAATGTCCATATAAAATAATATTTTCTTGTAATCCATTTTCAAATACTTTTTTGATTCTTGGTAAAAGTATTAAATCGTCTATTGTTTTGGGACGCCATTTTTCTGAAAGTAATAGTTGTTTCATATGAATTTTATGTTAAGAATAAAAAAAGTTTTTAAGAGCAATTATTATTTTATATATAACAAAAAAGTTTAATTTAATGAATATTGGTGATAAAACTAATTTTGAAGATGATTTTATTAGATCAGCAACCGTTGCCGTTTTAGATACATTAGAAGGTGAAATATATTGGAATTATGAATTTTCTTCCGGAACAAAAGAAGTAGTTGTTCCATTTTATTATTCTATGACAGGTGATGAAAAATTTATAATTGATACCTTTGTGGATGATGTAGTATCTGATAATAGAAAAACAGAATTAAATACTGATATAATACCAAGAGGTATTTTAACATGGACTGGTCAAGATATTTTAACAGAACAAATGGCAAATCCTAATGTTTGGATGAGATGTAATTTTGAAGACAAAAATGAAGTGAAAAATATTTTAGCAAGAGTCAGGCCGATACCCTTATCATTAAAATATGAGTTAGCTATAATATTAAATACAGAAAATGACTGCTTTAAATGCGCTGAATCATTGATGAATACAATTGGTATTTATAGATATATGCAATTTCAGTATAATCAATTTAATATAACGGCGGTTATGCAACTACCAGAAACTAGCCAATTTGAAATAACAAGAGAAAAAAATATTACTTCGAATAACCAAATTAAATTAGTTGCAAATTTTGAGATTTTAACATTTTATCCGGCTTATAGAAGACCAAAAATAACAGGTGTAAGAGGAATACAAACACCGGATAGTTGGTCTGATGCATATCAATATGATTCATTCAAAAAAGAAGAAAATCCTATAATTATACCTAAAAGAACAAAATGGTACTCAAATATTTATCGTTCTAATGGTATGCAACAGGATCCAAGAAATATAGACAATACAAATGGGAATACTATTTAACTTTTTTATTGTGAAAATCTGTCAAAAATAGGCTTTAGAAAACTAATATATATAATAAACTATAAAAAAATAATTTTGTAATTATGAAGAATCTCAAATTAGAGCTTTTTAACTTTAAAAAGAATTTGACTTTTGATCAGTCAGAAATTTCTGCCATTGTTGAAAGCCATTTAAATGCTTGTAATGTGGCATCTGAGAAGCAAATTATACTATCTTTAAACGAGAAATTAAAAACATATACATACGATTCTGATGTTAAAAAGTTATTGGAATCTTTAACAACTGATATGTCACAATATCAGCTTTTATATGAATTAAAGAATCTATATAATGTGTTAAACTCAAAGAATCAAGGAGAAATATATAGACAACCTATAAATGTTGTTCTACAAACAATAAACCTTGAAACAGATCAAGATAGATTAGCAAAAGTTCTTAACGAATTGGCTATATATGATTGGGTTCCTGAAATAAAATTATTTGTTCATAATTTAACAAAATCACCAGAGCAAAGAACTAATCTTTTATCAGGTGGTAAATCTGAATCAGTTTATACTATTGTTGAAAGAGTAGAAGACGGTTATATAGCTCTAGTTAAAGATTCTTGGTTTTTATTAGCTGAAAATAATATTGAAAAAACTTTGTTGGAAACACACGTTACTGATAGTGCAAAATTAAGATTAATGAGAGATCTTCAAACTGCTATGAATTATGCATCCGTTAATGATGATAGAATTAATTTTAGAATTTCAGAAAACTTAACAATTGGTTTATCAGTGGGTAAAAAAGGTATTATATTTATTAATGATGATGAAATGAAAGGAACAACATTAGAATCGTTATTCTCTTCTCCAATTATTCCAATTGTAAATAGAAACTTTTATCCTCTTTTAGTTGAAGTTGCTAATAATACAAATAAATTTGTTGAATTAGACGTAGTTAAAAGAGTTAACAACTTAATCAATCCTTATTTAGAATGTTTTGCATTTAATTACAAAAATGCTACTTATTTATACAGATGTGATGAAAGATATGGTAATTCATTCTTTAAATATGAAAGTGCTATCGAGTTAGTAAATGAGGTTAGAAACGAGTTAAATTTTGACTTAACTTTCTTTTATGAAAATAAATTGGATAAAGAAATGATAGTTAAGAGAAAATTAGAAGATAAAGAAAGAGAAATACAAATTAAATTGGAGGACCTAAACTTTAATATTTCAAAATTAGAAACATCAATTAAGTATATAGGTGAATCAGAAGTTTTAACAACTGCAATGACTAATTTAAAAACTAGAAAGGAAGTTTTAAATGAAGAATTATATGCAATTAAAGAATTACAATATAAAGAAAGAACAAAAATTTAAATTTTTTATATTGTAAAAAAACCTATATATTTTTATATATAGGTTTTTTCTTTTAAAACAAATAGCCACATCTAATATATAATAAGTATGATAAAATATAATTTTTTAAGTATAAATAAAAAAGGATGTAGAAAATTAGATTATTTTAAAGAATTGGGCTATGACGTAAATAAAGATATTTTTGAAATAAATATTAAACATTTGACATCAGGTTCAAGAGAACTTGTAGATGTTTTGTGTGATTATTGCGTTAATGAGG